AACATGGCCTCCTTCGTGTTCCAGGACCCATGCTAGTGATTCATCAAAGTTTTTCATATTATTGTCCTTGTAGTCTTCTTACTATCTGTAAATTTTTTAAAGCGTCTATTGGGTTGCCGCTTGAATAAAGAGATGGATCTCGAGGCTGAACGGGGGCTGACTGAGCTTGTGTATTGGGAGGAACGATACTAGCAGTAGCCCCCGACTGCGGTGTTGCCGATTGAATGGGTTCGGCAACTGGGGCAGAGGGTGTTGTCTCTTGTGTGACAGGTTCGGGTTGCGGTGTCTCTGGTTCGCCTAGTTTTCTTCCTTGTAATTGTGACTTAATTTCATAAAGCTCGGACATCGGAAGTTTATTTCCATTTTCTCTTACTGTTTTCTTCACAGAAGAGGATGGCATAAAGGGAACAAACTCTCCTCTCATCAATGCGTTTAATTCTGTAACACCTCTTTTCTTTAACGCACGCCTCACTTCTTGCTCAGTCATGTTTTGTCGCATGTTCTGAATAAATCTGTACATGTCATTCATTACACGATACCGTGCTTCATTCGCATTTATAAAAGTTTGAATTGCGTTTTCATCTGACAAAGTACCTCTCGTGGACACAGCAGAGTTAAATATTTGATTTGCGGTTTGTATGCTTCTATCGTACTCAAACCCTTTAAAAACTAAATTATTTTCGGGTTTTACTTCTGTCTCTGTAATTCCAGACAAAGCTCTGAATATTTCTCCTGCAATTTGTCTTTCATTTCCAGCGGGATCTTTTGTGTCTTGAGCAAAAGCTCTTGCTAATCTACCTAATTCAATTCCAGGTTCTTGGGTTTCTTTCTTTTGTGCTTTTATATCTGCAAATAATTTTGCTGCACCGGGAACAAAGGCTCCTGAGATGTGAGCCATGCTTTTGTATGCAATGTCACCAGGAGTATCCACTTCTTTTCTATATACTTTAGCTCCTGTTTGAGAAACACCTCCTCTAACTGTAGCATCTAAAACTCGTTCTGTTAAAATGGATTCACTAGCAAAAGGCTCAAACATAGCTGTCATAGCAGAAAGAACAGCATCTGTAGCAATAGCACTTGTGTCAGATCCGAGGTCCTCACCTTTGTTTACAGCATTTAGTATAGCTCTTGCAGGCCTGTTAAGATAACTGTAGGGGTTTGTATAACTATAGTTTACATAGCCCGTGATAACTGTTTTCCCATCTTCATTTTTCTTGGTGCTTGTTGGTAACAAAATAGATTCTTGCACCCAAGAAGGACCTGTCTCTCTAACAGCATCAATTTGTTCCTGTGTTGTTCCCGTTAAATCCAATGCCATTTTTTGTATTGCAGTTGGAACAACCATAGTGGTAGTGACAAAACCAGTTAGTCTACGCATGCCTATCTCTTGAATTTTCTTGTTAGGGTTAGCTAACTCATCCAATGCCTGCTTTAAAGTGTTTGCACTAGTTCTTAAAATCTCTGCTGGGAATGCAATAAAGTTACCGACAGGTAATTTTCTAAGTTCTTTAACTACTCTAGGCACACGTTCATAGTTTGGAACGGTGTTCTTTACGATATCTGCGGCATATTCATCAGAGCTTTTACCAGTTGCTTCTATAACTTGTGCTTCTGAACCAAGGGCAGACAATACTTTATTTTTTTCAAATTCAAAATTATATACTTTCCATACATCATCACCCCCCTGATAGAAGTCTCGAGCCTTACTGTTTATGCTACGAATAAACATTCCTGTGTTACCGTTTGCTAACGTAGAAACATAACTACCTGTTCTTCTTTGATTTAGTGGGACTCCAACGGTATCATCTACAGCCCCAGCCGTAAGGCCATATCCTTCTCTTATAAGTTTGTCTATTTCTTTTAATTGGGATTGATTTCCTACTACCCCTAATCTTTGCAGGTTTCTAAAATAATTTTCTTTGTCTGGCTTTCTATAAATATTATTCCAAACAATTCCGATTGAATCAAATATGTTGGCCCCTGCCCCCACGTTACCTTGTGCTAGTGCGAACAAAGAAGAGGAAGTAAAATTTCTTATCTGTGTTATAGGCGAGAGCACGGTTGCTCCGTACTGTGTTATACCTTTACCTTTTAGAAATCCAGAATATGCGGCTCTCATTACGTTGCCTACATCGTTTGTATTACCTCGTGTCTGCATTACAAGGTCTTTGTAAACATTTCTTTTAGCGTAAACGGTTCCTTCCAAGGAACCAAACCCTTCTTCAAGAGGAACATAATCTAATTTTGCAGTGTCACTTAGTTGATCAAAAGAATTTTTTGAAATAAAATTTCCTGCCGCTTCGTCCACTAGATTGTCATTTATATATTTGTAATACTTGTCAATGGCTACAAACTCGGACATGTCAGCAACGGTGGTTGTTAAAGCTTCTATAGGGTCTTTTATTTCTCCAAGAAGTCTGCGTAAAACTGGGTTACTTGCCTGGCGACTTTTAAACAAACCTGTCCGTAATCGATTTAAAGCAACTTCTTGAGAACCTTTAGTTCCCATTTTTTTAAGAGTTCTACCCGAGTATCTATTTAGAAAGTCATCTGTTAGTGCTTCTGCATCCTGTCTAGATATAGTGTCTCTCCCTGCCTCTACTCTAGAAGCAATCGGAGAGCCAAGTTCTTCAGCTATGTTTAAAGCTGCTCTTGGGTTAGCTGTAAAATAGTCTATTGTCTCAAGTCTGCGTTGAGCAAAAGCAGGATTGTTTAAACTAGCGTATGATTTGTCCTCAAATATCTTATATCTTCTTCTCAAATAAGAACCTATGTTTTTGTCTATTGCCTCCATGGCATCTAATTCTCGCAAGGTTAAATTCTCTGTGTCTCGTGTCAGATAATCAGAAGCTTTTATTTGTTTGGATAGTCTGTCTACTTGAACTCTTGCCTTACGAGCAGCAGATTGCATTTCTTTTGGAAGCATTTTAAGTGGAGGCAATCCTGCTTCCTCCGCTGCTTTTACAAAGCCATCGTCTTTTGTAAGATACCCGTACAACCTGTTTAATGCCTCTTCCCTAGACAGAGGAGATCCATTTGCTAATATGTTTTCTGAATTTTTTAAAGCATCATTAATGCCACTTTCTAGTTGCAAAATAGTTCTAGAAACTTGACCTAGCTCTGCGTCTACCTCTCCTCTAATTTTACTTTGTGCTTCTGCTAAATCTTGTGGCAAGTTTCCTCTAAATCTAAATGATGCTAAAAAGCCATCTACCAAAGGACTCTCATCGGCTATCTTTTGAACACCAGAACTTATACTCGTTGTGGCTGCTTTAGCTATTCTAGCGGCAGGGGCAGTGATCGGAGTAGCTACTTTAGATGCCATCCTACCACCAAAACCAAGGGCTCTAAGTATAGGGTCAACTGCCGCTGTTGCACCTGCTGCTTCAAGTCCTACTCTTAATTTGTTACCAATCTTTGCTGCTGCCGCCTCTCTGCCCTCGAGGCCAACTGTATCTGTTGTCTGAGTTACACCGCCACCAAAGAAATCACCAAGAGTAGTAATTCCATCTGTGGCTACTACCGCATCAGTAATACCTGCTGCTCCTGCTTGTGCCGCTGTTTTGGTTAACCTCGAGGCATTTTTCAATCTACCAAGTTTACTAACAGCACCTGCTGCTCCAAGACCAGGAATTACAAATTGGGTGACGACTTCTGCTATTTCACCTGCCGCACCTTCAGGGTCAATCCCTGCCATCGCTCTAACACCATCAGCAAAATCAGTCACATCTTGTGTGTAATTTGTATCAAACACAAGGTCCGTGAGCCCTGTACCAAGTTCCGCGATGCCTTGTGGTATAGCAATTAAACCAGATGCAATGCCTTCAGCTATTTCTTGTGTGGTTGATTCTTGTGTGGTTGATTCTGTTGAAAAGGGTTTAGTAGGATCAAAAACTGGAGATGCATTCGCTTCTTCTTCTTTTTCTAAAGAAAAGGGTTTAGTAGGATCAAAAGCTACCATTTTATTTATAGCTCTTTGGTGGCGGTAATATTTCCTTGAGCGTCAACTGCTGTAATTTCAAATCTATTACCCCCTTGGGTTATTGTTTGACCAACCGTATATCTTTGACCTTGCTGTCCTGCTGCCCCGAAGTAATTTTTAACAAATCCTTCGTATCCCATTTCTTCTATTAATTTAGAGGCAACTCCGCTCTGAGATAGCAACCATGCTTGATCGGGTTTTATGTTTAACGATAAAAGTCTATTGTAAGAAAGCGTTTGGTCCGTTGGCCTTGAGGGAGCAGTATCAGCAGCTTTGTATAAAGCAAAAGCCTCTAGGTCGGTCATCTCTTCACCTCTATCCTTTGCATCTGACTTAAATAGCTCTATCATTCTAAAAGCTTCAGAATCAGGTTTTAAATTTAGAAGTTCTTTTTCTAATTCTGCCCTCATATTTTGTAGCTCGACAGCTTGTTCACCTTTTATATTCAGTAGTTTTAAGTTTTGTTCCAAAGTGTTTTGATTTATTTTTTCTCTAGACTGTATGTTTGCTAATGCTATTTTTTCTTGAGAGGTAAGTTGAGATTGAGTTTGTATTAAAGCGGTTGCAAGTCTCTTGTCTTGCATATCACTTTCATGTTGGTTCTCTGCAAGTCTTCTTTGTTCTGCTATTTTATCTGCTTTTTCTGCTGTTATCTCTGCACCAACTTCGTCTGCTGCCTGTAGAGTAAGTTCACGATCTTCTTTAGATATCTCTTTTGCTTCCTCACCAACAGCTTCAGCATATCCTTTTAATCCGAGCGCAGCACCTTTGGCAATATTTACCATGGCATTTGGGTCATCACCTGCGGCAATCAACAAACCTGTCATTATAAGATTATAGTTAGCATCTGTTCTTATGTCTTTGGCTCTCTCTCCAAGAAGTTGTTGTAAAACAGCTTTTCTTTTTTCTATTCTTTCTTTTCGTGTACCTGTAATTCCAAAAGTTTCGTCTACGGCTTTTGCTTTAGAAGAATCAGTTTGCTGCTTTCCAGTGCCTGAAATAATTTTTAGTGCTTGGTCTATTATTTTATTGCCTGTGGTTTGAGCTAAATTAAATTCTTCTTCAGTGCTTAATGAACCTGAATTTAAAGTGTCCACAGTTTCTTGATTAAGTATAGTGGTTGTTTCCGGAGTAGAAGAATCCTCTGACTTCTTTTTTCTTGAGGTTTTTTCAGCATTTTTTTCAACATTCTGTTCAGGTATCTGTTCAGGTCTTGAGGTAGGACCAACTGAACTTGTAACAGAACTATCAATCATTTCCTCACTAGGCAATATCCCAAGTTGTTCAGCACCCTCTGCTATTGGAACTGAAGGTGGTTTTATGCCACCTGCGGCTTCTGCATCTCCACCCCCCATTCCTGGCCTGTACATACTAGCTGACCCTGGGTCGTAAGGTTTTTCAGTTAAAAAGTCGTATGCCTGTGCAGGAAGAGAAAGTATACCCCCTGCTATTTCTAGTGGAGAAGGAAGTTTGTCACCTGCTCTAGTGATATTTTTTAAACCTCTAGTAATTCTAGTGTCAGTAGGTTTGTCTCTAAGGAGATTGGAATACGCTGTCTGAAAGTCAACTACAGGAGTGTTATTAGCCAAAGCAAGATTTCTTGCCTCTTCTAAATCTCGGGCACGATTTTGTGCATTTTGCAAAGCAATTGAAGCTAATTGTGCATTGGTTCCTAAATTATTACTACCACTGGATGCTCTATTACCAGTCCCAGAAAGAGCACCACGAGCCAGAAAACTTAAAAAGTTAGGAAAACCAGCCGAAGACCGTGGACCAGGTTGTTGAGGAGATACGTTAATCCCACCAAGATTTCTTTTCTGCACCGTCTGCATCAACTGTGGTGATGATGCAAGAATACCTGCCGCTTGTCTACCAGCGTTTTTAGGTCTGAACATTTTACGGTTTCTTGGGCTCATCTTGTATTCCTATCAACTAAGTGGGTTTATACCAAAGTTAAATAAATTTCCTATGCCACCTGCTGCGCCTGCCGCACCAAGCCCAGCGATACCAAGCCCTAACAACTGTGAACCAAGGCTCGGGTCTGGTGTTGAAGTGATCGTGGATGTTTGTTGTGTGGACGGAACGCCCCTGAATATATCAGACAAGAATGACAGCGACTGAAAAGGAAGCCCTTGTAATGCCATCAAGTTGGATTGCTCTGCGGTTAGCTGTGCCTGACCCGGAGTAAACGCCCCTGTTGTCGGGTCGGTAGAACCAAACTGTTGAGTCAATGCTCCAAGTCCAAGGGCTGTGTTTATATCCTGTGTGCCAAGTTGTTTTGCTGCTGTTCCTAACTGACCTGAAAGTTGTGCCTGACGCAACTGTTGCTGTGCTGCTTGTTGCGCGGCCTGTTGTGCTTGTTGAAACCCTGCGGAGCGAAGTGCGGAACCTGTTCTAGCTTGTTGCTCTAACACATTACGACCTAACTCTGCTTCTGCAACAGCCTGCCTCGAGCCACCAAACGCTCCACTTCTTGCAGCTTGACCGCCAATTGTCTGTTGTGCGATATCACCTTGACGAGCGATATCTTTGTACTGTTGCTGAATTACGTCTTCCATGTAAGGATCCATGAAAGCCCGATAGGATTCTGGTGTAATGGTGGCACCCTGTGCCCCTGCTATTCCAGAACTTAACGCACCAGCAGCTTCTTGCATCAAAGGTTGGAAAGAACCGATTCCTGCCATTCCAGCTTGAATTGCTTGTTGTTGTTGTGGAGACAACCCTGCAATCTGCGTAGGTGCAAAAGGCATTGTGCTACCAGCAGTTAAAGTTTCAGCCGATTTTAATAAATTAGCAAGAAAGTCCTCTTGATATTTTGGAAGTCTAGCTGTTTGTTCTACTCTTTGTACTGCCATTATGCCACCGCTGTCTGTTCTAGTTCTGCCATCATGTCATACAATCTAGCAGCACCTACGTTTCTGTCACCGCCACCTGCATTTTTAACTGCCTTTGCAGTTAATACAAACTCACCATCCGATAGTCTAGCTGGTACTGAATCCGAGGTCCCTGTTCCGGGGCCCGTGACTTCACCGCCACCCATGTGCTCACCACCGTCCTTATAATTATATCTTTGTCTGATTATATCATCATATGTAAAGTCTGGCGACTGTATTTTTGTCTGTTCTGCTCTGTAGCGTGCTAAATCATCAGGATCGTTAATTTCATAAACCTCTCCGGTCAATGGTCCAGTGACCGTGCCGAATGCTTCACCTTCAGGTTCTGCCTGCGCTGGAACTAAGTTGTCCTCTTCTTTTTCTTGCTCACCAGCAAACAAAGAAGAACCCAAGGCTAACGCTCCAATACCCAGTGCTCCTTTATCGATAGGAATTGCCGTTGCATCTGAACCAATCCCAAGAAAATCTTGTATTCTTTCTTCACGACCAGCCCCCTCAAAAACCTCCATGTTACGCCCAGGTATAAATCCTTTAATACCGCCCTTACCAGGAGTTGCAGCTTTTCCAAAACCAAAGGCACTACCAACTTTGCCTACACCATATCCTATGGCTGCATTTTTCATGGCATCTTCGATATCTCTGCCTTGAGCAAGAGTTCCAATCCCAGAGCCAAACGCAGCACCAATAGGACCAGCATAGGCCATGCCTATTGTGCCACCTATCAAAGGTAACGCTTCGCTTACTGCATCTTTGAACTTAGAAAATAATCCCATTATGTCACTATCTTAACAGTTCCGTTATCATTAAACAATGCTCCAGTTTCTAACCCAACAGAAGATGTGGGTAAATCTGTAAGCGTAATTTTAGTTCCTCTAAGTTCACCTGGGTTTCTCATCTGTACCACAAGTTGAGATAAACTGCGAACAACATCATCAAAATAAGCACGGTCATATTCTTCTGGGGGCAAAGCAAACTGTATTGGAGCTAATTCTCTACTCATCTTCTACCATCGCCTCTTATATCTATTCTTGTTGAACCAAGTCTCCAGTTAACACCTGTATTGTTTGATTGTACTTTCAAGCCCAAAGAACGTGCTCTAACTCTAGTATGCGTTTGGCCGCTTGTATTTGTTACAGTAAACGTATCTGTTGTTGTAAATGTCTCATTAGGAGAATTTCTACGTTTCAGTGTAAACGTAGCTTCTTTGGTTGCACCCGTATCAGAGTTAGAAAAGTCTACATCTGCTATCATCCTGCGTACAAAAGAAAACTGTTCGCCATCACCTATATCTATAGGAGCAGAATCAATAAACGCCACTAGCGCAGCACCATCGGCATCATTACCAAACTCATGTGTGTATAATTGTCTTGCAGCAACAGAGTCTGTATCATGTGTAGCACCAAATGGATACTCATAAATGCCTCTGTCAAGCCATGCAGAACGCGCTAAGTTTCCGATATACCAGACCTTCTCTTCATAGTTGTAAACAACATATCGGTCATTTTCACCTGTGCCACCTGATTCAGACGGATAATACCATACCACCTCACCATAGGCAGAGTTTCTACCAGCGATAACTTTTTGAGAGTTAGCTGCATCAAAGTCATTGAACACATGGTCTTTTACAGTGCAAGGTATCGGTTGCACACGACCATCATACAAGTAAAATCTATCCACACCCATCCAGAACACAGCGTCATTAATAGCTACCGCAGCATTTATACCTCTTATAGTTGTACCTTCTGCTATCTGTGATATGCCAAAGGTAAAAGGCGGTCCTAAAAACTGCATCGAGTGTACGCTTGTATCTGTCAACACAATTATCTCACGCCTTGTCTCAACGGCTTGGACAATCTCAGAGCCACTACCAACTCTTAAATCACCAGCCGTATTTGTGGCAGTAGGAGTCCAATCAAACGGATTCTCTTGGTCACTAAAACGTATGAGCAGTGGGTCAAGATCCGTGCTGTTTAAAGGCGTGGTTCCAAATACAATAACGTGCCTATCTCTGTCAGAAACTAAGACCTCTCTGCTTTTTGTTGGCGCAGCAGAGGTATAGCTATCAAGGGAACGTGGTCTTGTGTTAAACCCTAACGTTTTATCCCAATAGTATAATTGTCCGTTTCTTGGTAATAAAATTAAGTCTTCCCCAAAGTTGTCTTGTTGCCATAGACGTAACTGAGTTGAGAGCGTAACAGCCTCACTTGCTGCATCGCCCCAACCATCTGCACCCCAAGGTCCTGCACCCCAGCCCGTACCTAAAAGCTGTGTGACGCTGCCTTTGTTTAACATGAAGTCAGCATCGGCAGCCCCTACAAGTCGTAAGTCAGTGCCAGTGGCAGATGCAACATTTACTGTAAATGTATTTGTCCCTGTAACTGTTATTTCTAGATTGTTTTCTAACTGTGTTACAAGAGAAGGACTTGCCCCTCCAAAAGTGACGTTTGAGAAAGTAACAAAATCCCCAGACACACACCCATGTGATGCGTTTTCAACTTCAACTAAAGTGCTAGACGCAGATGTAGTAAATCTTATGTCACCCCCAGTGTTTGTTTGAAACAAAGGCAAGCCATCTGTGCGACCAGTAGCTGTAACACCTGTAACTGTAACACTAATATCTGCCATTAATCACCTACAACCACCACATCATCTGCTTCGACAGTTACTGTTCCAAGAGCACTTGTCATACCTAATGGTCTTTCACTTTCTGGACCTACATAACTAAGTGTTCCTAATTCAGAGGTGGACGCAACACCATCTACAAGCATTGTTAGGTCTGTTCCTGACGCTGCACCAGCACTAGCAACGTCTGTAATAATTAAGGTTGTCACTGTTCCAACGCTTGTTGTTCCTGACAAACTAGTGCCTGTCATAACAAAAGGCTGTCTTACTGTTCGTCTTACAGGCGTAATATCGTTATATGCACCGCCTGACTCAATGTAATATTTAACATTTGTGCCAACAGACAAGTATCTGTCTCCAGCTAGGGTAATCCATGCGTGTAATGTTCTGGGTGTACCAAGATAAGTGCTACTTGTGTATTTAGTCCAACCACCTATTTTCTCTGGATAACCAAAACGAAATCGTATCTTGTCTCCGTCAATCCAACCACCTTCGTTAGAGTATTCAGATATCTCTTTGTTTATTCCTGGTCTAAACTGTAATTTGGTTAAAGGCATTAAGAGAAGTCCTCCGTGCCATAAAAATTAGTAAGACTAATCGCACCAGATTCAGGTATATTACCATTTAACGCCTGTGCATTAGCTATTTGATATTGAATAGTAAAGTTGCCACTAGGTTCGGCTAATGCTTCGTTATTTGTACCACCATCAGGTATAGTTGTAGTGGTCACTCCAGAACCTGATATTGTTACAGGAAAACCCGTGTTATTTGTGAAATTAAACAACGATGTCGTAGAATTAGTTAGCGTTTGTGAACCAAAAGTGCTATTGCCTGTATTTCTAGATGGTGCTGAACTAGCACCTGGAGAAAAGTCAAGCACTGTATCGGCTGATGGTGTTCCTATCACAGTTATAGAAATACTCACTTGAGCATTTAGAGCGTGTCTTCCACCACCTCTGGCTAAATCAGAAACAGCTAATAACGGTTGACCCGTAAACGAACCTCCTTGACTAACGCCATTATAAAATGTGCCTGCATCTCTGTTTGTAGCAGCATTAGATGACCCAGTTGCGCTCACACTTACTCCAACTGTTACACCGCTATCGGCTCTATCAGAACCCATTCTATATCCACCATATGCAAGGCTCTTGTTGTAAGCAGAACCACCTATCATATTCCAAACCACTTTAGCAGTGAAGTTATAATAAACACCAGAAGTCAATGTAACTGTTTGAGCAGTGTTTGTATTACTAAGTCCTGAAGCATTACTTGCAATTTTTGTACACGTTAGACCTGTAATACCACCAAAGTTATTTACTGGTGAGTCACCCGTAGGAGGAGCAGTAGTTGCTGTTTGATCATTACTTACAGGAGTATAAGAACAGGTATATTGATTGTTTGAATCAGGAAAAGCTCCTGTTAACGTACCTCCAACTTGAACAGTGTTTGTAGCATTTCCTGTTATATTAACGGCATACGCAGAATTATTTGTAAATAATGTACCATCATCTCGCACCACTGTTACTGCTTGACCGTCTGATCCAGGATTTACTCTTACATAAGCAGTCATGTATTGTAGTACTGGATTAAGATTACCAGATATAGAAGTTAAATCTAAAACCCCTGCACCTGTAATATTAGTTGTAAAAAAACTAGTTTCACTTGTTTGTGAATTAACACCTGGGTCTGACCCTTGCACACTAAAGCCAGTGTTAGTTACAGTGGCATGACCAGGGTTATCCCCTTGTCTTGTTATCGGGCTGGTACTAATTGTTCCACTCGTGTAAGTGCCAGTCACTCTACTGGTTTGTCCACCAGCATTTTTAACATAAACCTCAAGAATATCATTTGCTTCATAACTATAGGTGCTATTTAAAGCTAATGTTCTATCTGCTGCATCATTACTAGCGATATAAATTAAAGCTCTACCATTACCATCAGTAGATAATGTCGTTAAATCAGCCGATAAAGTTAAACCTGTAACACCAGCAAAGTTAGACACAGGAGTATTATTAGAAGGTGCATTAGTAGCACTGGTAGTTACAACTTCAGTGTCAGATACATTTGATCCACCTCGATAAAATGATTTTAGGCTTCTCGCACCAGAAGTAACACCAAACTCATTTGCTATTTGAATAAGACTTATTGCCCCTGTCTGCGGAAGTGCTGACATTACAATGATCCTGAAGCTGTTACATCACCCACAACAGTAAGATTGCCATTCGTATCTAATTTCATCTTTGCACTGCCATTATTCTCAAAAATTAAATTACCACTGGTTAGCTTTATTACCCAGTTATTTTCACCAACAGCATCCGTAGCATCAAGAGCAGTGTTAAAAACAATATTTGGGACACCAACAAAACCTGTGTTATCTGGAGCAAGAGAAATGTTGCCATTTGCTCCATCCACTATCGTCATACTTCCTGTCGTAGCATTACCTGTCTTTAGTATAAGATTATTATTTCCATTACTAGCAATGTTTGCAGCAGCATCACTATCGCCCACTCTAACAGTATCTGCATCAAGCTGCACATCTCCTGTACCGTTTGGTGATATAACTACGTTTCCGTTGCTTGCGCTTGTTATGTTTTGACCATTAACGTCTAGGGCCGTTGTGAGTTTACTAAGCTCCACTTTTCTAACAATCGCATCTTCTGCATTACCGTCAGCATATATCCAAGCTATTTCTCCAGGAACAACGGTAACTTCACGGCCAGTGCCTCCATCACCTTGCAAAAATTTTAAATTTTGACCACCAGAAGTATTGTTAAAGATTATATATACTTTAGCAGCCGTATTTGGGGAAATCGTAACTGTGTGTTCAGCATTTAATGATCCTGTGTATTGAAACACCCTAAACATCCCATCAGTTAAAGCACCAGTATTAGTATCTGTGTTAATTGAACTAGAAGGAGAATTTGTTGTTAAAGCTATGTTTTTAACGCCACTCAAAGCTCTATCAATGATTTCAAAATTTTCGTTAGTTGTGGTACCCCATGTGCCTGATTGTTCTCCTACACCAGGCTGTTCAATACCCGTATTAGTTGTAAATGTACTTGCCATTAAGCGGCCTCCTCATCCCAAACAGGGTTTTGATCTGGTGTGACTGTTGAATAGTTTGGCGTTTGACTTGCTGTTACCTCAGAGTATGTATCAGATGTGTCTATTCTAATGTCACCATACACCAACACATTACCAATATTTCCTGTGGTTGACAATCCTGTTACAGAAAAGATGGCATCTAACCTAAAGGTTAAAGCAGACTCTCCTAGAACCTCGGCAAGGGCTTCAACGCCCGTAACATCAACGGCTGTGATTAATTCTACTGTTTCATTGCCAAGACTTGTTGTTCCTTCAACTCCTGTAGGCTCAAATGTAGCATCACCTGTTACGGTTTCATCGCCTACTGATGTGGTCCCTTCCACACCAGAAACAGCAAATAGAATGGATAATAATATGCTTTCATCACCCAAACCTGTAGTTGCGCTTACTCCTGTTGCTGCAACACCAACAGAAATACTTACAGCTTCATCCCCAAGTGATGTTGTGCCCTCCTCACCAGAAGGAAAGACAGTGCAAGAAAGAGAAAAGTCTACATCTCCTGTATCTGTAGTTGCGCTTACCCCTGTCGGTTCTGTAACTACCGAAATAGCAACTGTTTCGTTGCCCACCGAGGCGGTAGCAGATACACCTGTTAAACTTACAAGAGCAGAGCCAACAACCGTTTCGTTGCCTACACTACCCGTAGCAGATACACCTGTAGCCATTACAGGAATAATGACTTCTTCTTCTCCAAGTGCAGTGGTAGCAGATACACCTGTCACAGAAACATTAGCATCTCCTACTACGGACTCATCACCTAAACCACTTGTTACAGCTTGCCCAGATACTCCAGCTACACCAGCCCCTATAATTGTTGGTGAACCTGTTCCTCCTGTCGCTTCAACACCTGTAGAAGCAGTCGTAGAGGACCCCGTTACAGTTTCATTTCCTAAAGAAGATGTGGAAGATACACCTGTTACATCAAAAGCTACAGATGTGATTACGGTTTCATTACCCAAACTAATTGTGGCAGACACCCCAGAAGGTGCTGCAACAGCATTTAAATCGGTGGCTACCGACTCGTTACCTAAACTCGCTGTAGCAGATACCCCTGTTACAGGAACTTCAACTAGAGCACCGATTGTGCCAAGAGAAGCAAAGGAGTCTTCAGCAAATGCTACTGCGCCAAAAAACATTTATCCTCCTATGCTAAGTCTCCAAACAGCAGTATTGGATTAAAATCTTCATCGTATACTGTTGCTCCACCAGATGTATTGCTTGGATATCCAACAGTAAATCTAAACGCCCCAGCAGTTTGTCCATCTGTATATTTAGAGGAAGTTCTAGCACTAACACCTGTTGTCTCATTATGACTGTTTATCACAAACATATAAGTGGTGTTACCCATGTTACTAGTTAAATTGAAAGTATAATCACCAGTTCCGTTGTCTGTCATTGTAGTGGCATTTAAAGAAGAATTTGTAATTACTTCTGCTGTCCCTGTACCATCAATCATTCCATATGCTTTAGCACTACCCCCTGCTACAAAAGAAGTAGCAATAGAGTTATTACCACTGGCATCCTTTAGTGTATTTACTCTAAGTTCGCTTGCCATTACGCTAAATCTCCGTGATTAGAACTACTTATATAAACCAAAGTAGAGTCAGCACCACCATCTGTAGTAAAACCATTTATATAAATTTCAGAAGCAGAATTAGGCATATTCAAAATCATTCTATTTCTTGCGTCTGCATCAGGATAAGAATCAGCCGCAGAACCTGAACCTGAATAATCATCATTCCCAAAATTATTAGTTACTGTTAAAGTCCAAAGACCACTACCTCTATCTGTTAAAGTAGCCACATTTAAACTGTCTCTTATGGTATCATCCGTTCCATTAAAATTAGACCAACATTTTGCCAACCCTTGCTGTAAATTTGTAGTCTTGCCAGTAGAACCGCTAGATGTAACACCAGCCTCACCATGTATTGTAGTGTTACCACTTGCTATGAGATTTGCTAAGTCAGATGCTCTACTCATGCTAAATCTCCTGAACACATACCATTTGAAGAACCATCTGCATAATTTCCAGAATAATTCACAGTTTCTAAACCAAATGTACTAGCAGTTTTTGCGTTAGCATGATAAGGATAATTAGCTATAGTACCTTGTGTTACACACCAATCGGTAGCTGTGTTCATTGGGTTTGTTAAAGTTATAGTTGTTCGACCTGAGTTATCATCACTAAAACTACTATTATTAAAACTATCCCCAACAGTTCCTGCACTCGAACTTGCACTTACTGTCCATGCTTTTAATAAACCTTGCTGAAGATTCGTAGTCGTACTGTTGCCTTCGCCTGTCACATCTATTGACCCAGCCGTAGCAACCCCTGTAATTTTATCTACTTTTAGTTCACTAGCCATTATGCGAGACTCCCAGAAAGAAGAAAATAGTGTAGGTTATCTTGGGCGGCATTACTATCTGCATCGTTTGTTCTTGTTAAAACAGAACTAGTAGTAGAAGAGGGTCTATGGGTAATGCAGTTATTAGTTTCCAGAGTAATACCAGTTATAATAAATTGATTAGTAGACAAGTTATTTGTAACGTTTGCTGTTGATAATCCAGTTCCGTCATCAGAATTAGAACTTACATTGAAATTTTCACTGCTTGCAGTATTTTGTGCCATATCATATCTTGTTGTAGAGGATAAGTTGAAGGCATTTCTAATATGAAGTGCTTGTAGTTTAGTCAAACCAACAGGACTAGTGCCATCTTTTGCCGCAATCGTATCTACATTTAATACACTGGTCATACAATACTCCAGTAGCCATTAACAGTGACTGTAGCACTCTGTGTAATAGGACCTGCTGACATACCATTCTCATCTGCATCAATCGTAAGGTCATTGCTTATTGTTTGACCATTAAGACGTATAATACTATTATTACCTTTAAATGGATATCGAGTGTCAGACTCTGTTTTGGTATATGTTTCTGGCACACTAAATACATCATAAACAACCATCTCAAGAACATCGTTACCTTGTGCGCCTGTTGTTAGCGTTACAGTTGTGCCATTTGTTGCCGCATAGTCAGTGGTTGGTTTAAGCAAGACACCGTTTTGATATACGTCCATAAACATACCATCTGTGTATGTAAGGGTGTTAGAGGCACTATCACTTCCAGAAAATGCTGTCTGCCCATCTGTAGCTGTATACAAAAATCTCGTTCTTACACCGTTTGTTGGACTTTTTCCTATATATGGCATTCAATCATCCTAAAGCTGTAATTTTTATTTGCGGCCTGTGAAACTGAGAACTAGCGGCTCCATCCCAGTATATTGTCTGATGTAATTTCATCTCGTTACTACTTCCATATTCTCTAAATTGTAATTTCAATGTTTTGGCAGAAGACCAAGAAGATTGTCTTCCAGTGTCTGTGTCGGCTGTGCCACCTATAGGAATTACCCACTTAAAATTAACTTGTGTCCCTTCATACCCACCTGATTCCGTCACTCTAGCATCAACAACTTCGTTACTATCTATAAAAAATTTTTGATGATGTATGCCATTCTGGTCAACATTAGCTACTAAATAAGAAAATTCATATATCACACAAGTCGCTCCTGTTGGTGGAGTATAATCTATTGAGCTTCCTGAAATATCTACATAAGACGTTGTGCCATTTTGTACTGCTGTAACATTTGTGGTAGTATATGTACCACTTGATACGGTGTAACTTTGACCATCACACAAAGCGGCAAGTGTCTCCAAAGTTCTTCCACTTGAAGGAGCTATTCCTGCTGGTCTAACTTGTGTCAGTGCCATAGCCTACTCCTATGCGTATGGGCTTGCCCCTAATACACTTGTGTCCCAGGCGGCCTTTAATTCTGCAATCGTCTTAGCATCTGTTATAGCTTTTGCCGCTGGTGCATCACGAAGAGCCTTCTTTTTATTTACAGAATTAGTCTTTGCTGTTGCATCATCTGCCTCAAGTGCCTTCATGTACACAACGTCTTCTGCTTCTAACAAAGGCTTTCTTACCTCTCTTATTTTATCTTTAAAAATTTCTTTTGCAGTGGCTAAGTCTTCTGCTATTACACTTCCATCAAGTGTCCAAGCACCACGAAAATGACGATCAGACGGCTTAGTAACACTAGCGGCATTTGCCTGATTGCCGTCCTTATCTACTATATATGTTGTTACAGCCATCTAAATCTCCTTTACGCGGCTAGTTCTTCAGAGATACGCCAAGCGTTTCTCCACTCTCTTGTTGCAGGAAGTTGATTCTTCCTACAGATAACCATCTTTGGACGATTACCTTCATCCCAATTCTTCCAAACGTGTTCTGGTATGTCCTTCTGAATTAAGTATTCCATTGCTTCTTCCTCTGTCATCGCCTTGATAGGCTCTGTCTGATGTAACAAATACCCACGAGTATGCTTCTTAAAATCAGGTTGAGATTCATCTTTCTTTAATTCCCAGTATACCCAAACAGGAGGCAATATACCACCCTGTAAAGCACACGCCATCCAATTAGGGTCAGGAACAAGTATCTTTGCACATTCGTCTATCTTGTCCTCATATACAACACGGTAGTCTGATTGCACTCCGTCTAGGTTTTCTTTAGCCCAACATAGCCTGTCAAATAAATGTATGCCTTGAAACTGTGGTGTATCCATTGTTTATCCTATAGCTGTTACTGATATTTTAGGTCTGTGAAACACATCTGTTCCACTACCATCCCAATGTTGAGTGCTATGAAGTATGGCATCATTGCTACTGCTATAATCTCTAGCCTGTATTTTTAAAGTTTTAAGAGTAGTCCAACTTGATAGTCTGCCCGTTGTACCAACATCTGCAGCTCCTCCTATTGGTATTATCCATTCAAAACTAGCTTGTAACTGTTGATATTGTCCTCCATAAGTAGTTCTTGCATCAGTTACTTCATCATCATCTATATAAAATCTATGATGTGATAAGCCATGAGTATCAACATGAGTCATCATAAATGATAATTTGTATATTACTTGTTTTGTTCCTTCAGGCGGTTTGTAAGTAATTGATGAACCTTTCTGGTCAGCATAGCTTGTAGAAAGAGTTTGAGAACTTGTTACATTTTCTAAAGAATATGTGCCACTAAGTGTAGTAATAGATTGACCATCACAAATACCGCCAACCATCTCAAGTATTCTACCAGTGCCTTTAGTATTATCTAACAACAGGAGATTATCTACTTTTAAGGTACTCATGCTAAGTCTCCATGACATGAAACACCTACAGTTTGAACGTCCACAAATCCGCTATTATAAGCACCTATCTTCGCAACAGAGGTTGTTCTTTCAGCATCTATGCTTCCAAATCCATGACTCACTCCAACATATCTGTTGTAATCATTACCATCATCAACATTATTACAACCACAACCAATTTCATAATAATGTGCATTGTTCATGTTTGAGTTAATATTTGCACCGTATTTACCAGTTGCATCATCGGTAACAGAACTAGTATTAAATGAATCAAAAGCAACAACCGTTGCAGCATCTGAATCCATTGTTACCCAAGCTTTACATAATCCTTGTTGCAGAGATGTTTGCGTACTGCCATTTTCGCCTGTCACTGTAACAGCATTAGCAGAGGTCTTGCCTGAGATTTTGTCTACTCGTATCTCACTCACGCTAAGTCTCCATGAACATGACTGTGATAATTTGCTACATCAATTGCTCCTGTACCTGAAGAGCCACTATATAATTC